CTAGTTGCAATGGCGAGGGAGCGATTCAGTGCCTGGAGCACGACACGCTCTATCTCCTGAGTGTCCGCTCGATCCATCATCGTCACCTCAAATCGCTCGATGAGTTTCGCTATTGAGATATTAATTGTTGTTGGTCTAGATCCCCCAGTGGCAATCGCCTCGGCTGTTTTATTGCCCTTTCCTCCCTTTTTTCCCTTACCATCGCCAGAGAGATCTAGCTTATCCGAGGATGCCGATCCCTTTAGGGCAGGAGTCCCAATCTGAGTCTTCTTATCGAGCTTCTTCAGATCCTTGGCTTGCTCTGTTTCGAGATTGCGTTGCCAGTCACCCTTGACCCCCTCGATGACCTCTTTGGTCTGTAGGACAGCAGTCTTTGCGGAGTTCTTGCCCGCTAGATTCCCAACTCCATCCTTAAAGGTTGACCAAGCCTCGGAGAAGTCCCCTGACAGGAGTAGCTGGAGTGCCTTCCCAACCTTACCCAGCCCTTCAAGCATCTCATGGATGCGATTGACGACATAGTCCTTGATGATAGAGCCAAGCTCTTTGAAGGTATCCCAGGCGGTCATCAAGAAGGCACGGAAGGAGGCGAACTTATTCCAGAGGTAGATGATCCCAGCCGTCAGAGCGGCTACGGCGACAATCACGATACCGATGGGGTTTGCCGACATAGCCACGTTGAGTAGCCACTGCATCGCAGTCCATGCTTGCGTAGCAATAGAGACGATACTCATCACACCTGCATAGGCTGTAAGGGCGATCGTCTTGGCATTAATAGCTATGGCGACAATACCAATGATGCTTCCCACGAGGGCTAGCTCCTTCCACCAGTCCTTCACGAAGTTGATAACTCCCGCCAGGATCGAGAAGAAGCCACTGATCGCCTTTGAGATGTAGGGGATAGCCTTGCTGAAGAGGTCAAGGAAGCTCGACACGAAGGGGCGAATCTGCTCGAAGAGCTGAATAGCCATCTCCTGGAGGTTATCTATGAGCGTTGACCATCGCCCTCCGATGGTTTGGGCAGTGGCATCCATGAGCCCATGGAACTGCCCTCCCTTTGCCGTCGCATGCTCAATAGCTGAGGCGACCATGTCGGCGGAGATTGCTCCCTTGCTCATCGCCTCTTGGAGCTTCTCATAGGTCAGCTCGGGATGCATCTTCTGTAGCTCTTTTAGGGGGTTGAACCCCGCATTGATGAACTGCATAAGATCTTGCCCCATTAGCTTACCACTTGCAGACACCTGCCCCATGACAAGAGAGAGGGAGGAGAGCTTCTCCTTACTACCCCCCGAGATGTTCCCGAGTTGTTTGAGGTAGGTCATCACCTTGTCGGTCGACACACCAAAGGAGAGCATCTGCTGAGCATTGCTAGTGAGATCTAGCTTTCCAAATGGACTCTCAGAAGCGAACTTGCCGATGTCTCCCAGGATGGACTTCGCTTTCTCTTCATTTCCAACCAGAGTCGTAAAAGCTGTAGCAGTCATCTCTGCCTCTGCTCCAATCCTCGAGATAGCTCCGATCCCCGAGGCGAGCAGGGTATAGGGGTTGGTGAGGAACTGCATCCCAGGGATGGACATCAGAGAATCGCCGAGGGTAGACGGGGAGAACGCCTTCTTAATACTTGCTCCTACCGAGCTAGCTTTCTCCTGGATACTCTCCAGCTGGGTAATCACCTTACGTGCCTCGGTCATCACATTGCCCGAGTCACTCTGTAGCTTGATGAGGAGCTTTAAAATGCTGTTCATCCCTTATTACCCTTGGCTTCTAGTTCTCTGATATCTTTCACGTAGCGCAGTTTCCACGCCCAGACCTCATCGGGGAGGTCATCGGGAGCGATGCCGAGGTAGTACTCGAGGAGCGTCGAGAGGAAGAGGAAACCCTCCATCCCCACGACGTCTACCTCGGCATCGCTTAGAGCTTTTTTACCTCAGCCTCCTTGATTTGGCTGATCTCGTCGATCTTCTGCACGACAGCAAGGAACAGCTCGTCATCTGTGCGAATCTCTTCATCCCCTTCCAGCCAGATCTGGTTGAGCATCGTCTCACTCATGCGGATGGGATCCTTCTGGGTGGAGACATAGCTGAGATCCTTACGGTTAGGCTTACGCACGAGGCAACTCTTATCCTCGACGGTGATCTCATAGACCTGCTTGTACTTGTCCTTGTACTGCTGGATTTGTTCTGCTGTAAATACCATTCTAATATTATTCTAGTGCTGTTAGACTGACTTCTTCGACAGGAAGATGAAGGGCAGAGACTTCTCTTGGAACTTGTCCCCCTGCTTCCACTCCGTGGCATCTTCGGTGAATTCACACCCAGAGAGTGCGTCGGTGACCATCACATCCCCCTTGCTGGGGTTACCATAGGCAACAACCATAGCGAGCGACCCCGACAGGATACTTCCACCCATCGCTAGGCGGAGGGTTTCATATTCGCTTTGCAGAAGGGTTAACTCTCCTTCATAGGTGATATTGCCAGACTGAATGCAATGGGGTCTATTCCCCTTGGCATGGACAGCCTCCTTCTCTTGCTTCTCGGAGTACTTTACCGCACGGAAACCCTTGATGTCACGACCAGCGACAACGAGGGAGATGTCAGCCCATTCATATTCTCTCGTATTGACCATAGCTACTTATTGTCTTTGTCTGTTTTCAGTGTCACAAGGAAGCCAAGCAGGACATCAATATATCGAGCACATCCTCGAGGACGTACTCTTAGGATGACCTCTATCTTTTCCGTTGCTACGACATTCTGGTTGAGGTCAATGATACAGATACAGCCCTCACCATTTTTACCCGATAGCTCATGTGCTTTTGTCATACTTTTGTTGATGTCTCTTTCAACCTTCTGCTCCAAAGACTTAACAATTTGAGCCTGTAGCGTACCATCGTCATTGAGGTCCAAATCATCAAGCATGACATCAAGCAAGCTGTTGTAGCATATGCGGTATGCCTTGTCGATCACCCGACGATTGGCGATCTGCGCATAGTCATCTTTGGAGGATGTGGCAAGATGGTCATCTGAAAAGAAGTAGCCATCACGACCTACATAAATCCGAAAGGTGATATATCTTTTCATGTAGAGGTCATCGACCTCGCTCTGCACTTCCTCGATCGGTTTGCCATTGAGGTAGAAGGTCTCTGGCTTGAGCGCTCCATCAAGCGTTCGCCCAACGTTACGATGGACGGGGATTGATGCGATACGCCCTGCAAGGATACCTAGGCTAGCCCCCTTATCCTCCTGCTTGGTGCTCCCCACAAGCACGCCCACTCGATTGTAGCTCTGCTTGGAGAGATCTCTGAGGTTCTTACCCGTATATCCTCGCCCGTCAATGACGATGAAGAGAGGGGCATACAGCTCTGTAGTTGCCCATTCTGCCAGCACCTGAGCTTCAGGAAGAGCGGTATAAACATCGGGTGACAAGCCTTCGGTCACCTCTTCACTATCCCCTGCACTACTGGACAGGAAAATAGCTCGAAGAGCTCCCCTATTGCGCTCGATAAGCTTGCGGACTTCCCCTTCCTCTTTTCCAAGGAGCTCAGTCATCTTTTTAGCGGGATCAACCCCACAAACGACGACCTCCGTTCCCTCCTCCGCCTGGCGGTAGAACTCGCTTACATAGCGTACGAGGGCTGAATTATTCTCTTTGGTAACACCGAGGACGGTCAAATCGGAGAGCTTACGAATCTTATAGCTGATACCGAGCTCAAAAGTTGAGGTGACAGCTGTCGCTCCAGCAACGATGGCGACCAGCCCATCAGGGCTAGTCCCCACCTTGCCAAGCTGACCAGAGAGGAAATTGATTTTAATTCGTGGTAACATAATCCTCTAGGTTAGATCTACTCTGCAGACTCCACCAGGAGCATAACCCCCGCCTTATCGGCACGACGACCTCCGCCCCCGACTCGCTGGTCGAACGAGAGGACAGGTCCGTAGTAGGTGGGATCATCTGGATTGTAGTGGAGGTTAAGTTCCCCGAGAGCACGTGACACACACGACTTCTGCCAGGCAATACCAGCGCTTACCTCCGTCGCCTCATGTGCGTCCCCCTCAAAGAGGATGGTCTCAGCATCATCCTTGAGGCGCAGTACCTTAGCTCGCTTCATGAAGTGGAAGCCATAGAGCTGACCGAGGATGCCTTTCTGTGCATCAGCCGAACCGAGGAAGGCATGCTTATCAGCCACATTCAGGCTACCGAGGAACTTGTTGTACATCATGGGGTCAAGAAGGAGGTAACGCTCCTCTTCTGGAAGCCCCTGGAGGTCAAACTGCGTCTGGAGCTCAAGGATGTCCTCCGAGGTGATGATCTTACGCTTGCCCGTTGCACCAGAATAGGTGTGAGCCGGCATCAGACTCCCGCTAGTGCGGATTACCTTCGAATTGCCCTTAGCCCACTGCTCGAGGATATGCTGGTGCGAGACACGCATCAGCTCGGACTTGTCATTGTAGATGATTGAGTCCCTCTTGCTGTAGGACAGCTCAACATCCTTGGCGTTGTGCAGGCGGATAGGATCGCTTGAGAAGATATCAAGATCATAGGAGACAGCCTTGTCTTCTCTCGTCTTGACTTGGGCTGGGAAGACCGAACGGTTCTTCTCGACCTTACTAGGTGCCCCCGCATTGGGGACGATCACTCTGTGGTAGTTGACAAACGCAGAGTCGTCGATAGACTTTGACGCAAACGAGTTGTTCGGGAAGAAGTTCTCTTGGATATGCTTCAGCCAGACTTTTTGATTCAATTCATCCATTGGATACTCTTTTTTATTGGGTTATTTAGTTCCGATAGTCTACGCCGAACGTCTCCTTATAGAGACTGACGAAGCCTTCGTAGTCGAGCCTCTTGTACTCAGCAAGAAGATCCGCCTTGTCTAGCTCATCCCACGTCTTGCCCTGGAACTTGTTAGTCCCCGAGCTGGCGGGCTGGGTGAACTCCTTGGCTGAGCGGTACTGCTTCGCTCCAGCGTTCGCCTTGGGGAGGCTAGCCAGCAGAGCTTCGGCGTTCGCTCGGTCGCTCTTGAGCAGGTTCAGGTAGGTAGGCTTCTGCTCCTGAGTGATACGCCCGTCTGCGACAGCCGTATTAAGGAGCGCCTCCAGCTCCTTAGCTTCCAGCTCAGCTACTCGCTCCTGGAGATTGGTGATCGCCTTGTCCTTCTCCTCCAGCTTCAGCGCCTGATTCTGCAGACGAGCGACGAT